GGACTGCAAATCCGCGTACGCCGGTTCGATTCCGACCTAGGCCTCCATTGTCTACAACGGTTTAGGCGCCTTAAGGGCGCCTTTTTCGTTTCTGAGATTCGGTGGAAAAGGGGAGAAATCGAGGGTTTGCCACTCGTTTTTGAGTGGCAAACTCGCGTAAGCTTGCGTCGTTTCCGATTACGCGAGTTTTCACGGATGGCGACGAAGCGGCGGCGCGGGTCTACCTGGCACTACACGATACGGCGCGCAGGGGTGTTGCCCAAGCCGGTCTATGTGAGTTTTGACGATGAGGCCGAGGGCGACGAATACGTGCGCCGGCTGGAGGCGCTGCTGGCGCGCGGAGTGGTGCCGGAAGAGTTCGGCACGAAACCCTCGGCGACGAACCTGTTGAGCGATGCGCTGACGCGATACAAGAGCGCGCAGCACATTTCCGCCGACGACACGGCGTTGCTCGACGTGGTGGAGCTGAGGCTGCCGCGCAAGTTGGCGCTGCCGGGCCTCACGTTCACTTGGGCTCAGGCGTGGGTGACGGCGATGAAGCGCGAGCAGAACCTGGCGCCGAGCACAATCCGCCACTACGTCGGAGCGCTGGCCCGCGCGCTGGACTGGTTGGCCGCGAAGGGCGACATACCGATGAACCCGCTGCGGCTGCTGCGCAAGGGGTATTCGACGTACACGCCGGACGACGTGACGCAGGTGGCGCTGGTGGAGGGCGAGGCGAAGGGCGACGACGAGCGCGATCGCCGACTGGAGGCGGCCGAGGAACCGGCGATCCGTGCGGTGCTGGCCGGCGCCAAGGCGGAAGGGCGGCAGCGGGCACTGGAGCTTCGGCACGGGCCGGCGTTGGTGTTGCTGTTCGACATGGCGCTGGAATCGGCCATGCGTATGAGCGAGATGTACACGCTCACCGTCGCCCAGATCGACCTGGAGCGGCGAACGATCTTCCTCGACAAGACCAAGAATGGCGACAAGCGGCAGGTGCCGATCACCACGGTGTTGCGCAAGCTGCTCAAGGTCTACCTGCACGACCGTGCGCCTGACGAGCAGGTGTTCCCGTGGTGGAGTGGCGAGCGGACACGCGCCGAGTTGCGGCGCTGCACGGCTCAGCTATCGCGGCAGTTCGCGCGGATCTTCGAGGCGGCCGAGTGCAACGGGCTGCACTTCCATGACCTGCGGCACGAAGCCACGGCGCGCATCTATGAGCGCACGCGGCTCACGGACATGCAGATTGCGAAGATCACCGGGCACAAGAATCTGGCTTCGCTGAGGCGCTATGCGAACCTCCGCGGGACGAACCTAGCCGAGGGGATGTGGTAAGGGCAGTGCGAGCCTTCCACAGCGATTCCAGCACGCTGAGCAACGATGCAGCGCAGTGTTGCGGTTCTTCCCGCAGCATCGGGTAATCCTCGCCCTCGGCCAAGGCCAGCGCCATAAGATGCACATGGCGGCTGGCTGGGCAGGTATTCATGGGGAAGTCGCGCGCGCGATCGACGCGGCGGCGAAGGTTTTGCAGTTCTCGGCTTGCCTTCACGGCCTGTCGCACCTGGATTCGTAGCGGCTCAGGTCCGGCAGCACCTGACGCGGCCTCGCCTGTCGACTCTTGATAGGGGCGGCGGTGCTGCGGCCCTTGGCGCCTTGTTGCTTGCGGCGCTGCTCGGCCTGCTCGCGGGCGTGCTGGGCGATGTAGGCGAGCACGTCGACGCGCAGCAGCACGGTGCGTTTCTGGTTGATCTGCAGGGCGGGCAGCGCGCCGGTGTCGATGATCTGCTCCACGGCTTCCACACCGCAGCGCATGAGGGCGGCGGCGCCTTTCACGTCCAGGGTTTCGGTGGTGTCGATGGCGGGGCGGTTCATGCGGCGATCCGTTCCGGTTCGCGGGCCGGTTCGAGGTTGGCGCGGGCAAGGGCCGCGAGCGGCGGCGGGCTGACGCTATTGCCGACCATGCGCACGGCGGCGCTGATGGTGAGTGGCTTGCCGCTGGCGGTGCGGTCGATGATGTAGTCGGCCGGGAAGCCCTGGGCGCGGTACAGCTCGCGCGGCTTGAGCATACGCAGGCCGATGTCGACGATCACATAGGGCGTGCCATGCAGAGTGACGGTAACCAGCGCGAGGCGGTCGCGGGTGGTCACGGTATCGAGCGGCGCGCGCATGTCGCGGGGCTGTCCGTTGCCGTAGTAGTTGACGAGCAGCGCAGCCACACGCAGCGCGCCGGCTTCGTGCTCCGGGCTGAGGGTGCATTCCACGACGCCGAAGCGCGCAGCGCCGCCCAGTGCGGTCTGCATCGGCTCGCGTGGATCGGTGCCCTTGGCGTTCTGGCCGAAGGCCGTAAGGTGCGCCGTCACGATCCGCTGCTGGCTGCCGGTGGTGCTGATCGTGCTCACCGGCTCATCGGCGCCGCGCGCGCGGGCCGGGTTGCCGTGCTCGCCGCCGCCGTGGGCTTGTTCGAGGAAGGCGGTGAGGATGCCCATGGCGTGGGCCGCGCCAGCCGGACGCGCCGCGCCTGCGCCGCTGGTGATGGTAGGCATGGGGTCGGTGGCGGCGGCGCCGGTGCTGTCGCCGCGAAACTTGACCAGGTGCGCGGCGGCCAGCGCGTGCTTCACGCCGCCGCCCACGGCCGTGCCGAGTGGCTGCTGCAGATCCAGCGAGCGCGGCGACTGGCCGGCGCGTTCGCCGTACCCGGTCTGCACCAGCGTCGGCGCCACCACCGCATGGCTGCCTCCCTTCGGCCACCCCGTCACCGTGCCCAGCGGCTCGGAAGTGCTCGCCACTCCGTTCGCCGAAGCATTCGCGCACTGCACGATGAACGGCGAGGCCGCGCCGATCACGTAGCGCTGCACGCCCTTCGCGATCCGGCGCAGCGTGGCGTCGGCCAGCGGCTTTTTGCGGGTGAAGATCGACGGGCAGGTGATGCTCCAGTCGATACAGTCGGCGGCGGTGATGTAGGGCTGCGCGAGGCCCGGGCCATGCGTCGGCTCCGGCCAGCGGATGGGCTCGCCGTCGCGGCGCGCAATCAGGAACAGCCGTTCGCGGCTGGTGCCGGCGCCGTAGTCGCAGGCTTTCAGCAGGCGCCATTCCACCACGTAGCCCAGCGCGCGCAGCACGGCCACGAACTTGCGCCACGTCTCGCCCATGCGGCGCTTGTCCGGCACCAGGAACTGGTTGCGCACCGGCACCTGCTCGCCCGGGCCGGCGATGCGGTTGATCAGCAACACCTTGCCGCCGCGCTTGACCACGTGGCCGGTTTCCGGGTGGATCAGCGGCACCATATCCAGCGTGACCACGCGGCCGGTGGCCTTGTCGCGCTTCGCCACCAACGGGCACCAGCCGAGAATCTGGCGGACGTTCTCCAGGCTGATGATGCGCGGGGCCAGCCCGCGGCGCGCGAGCGTGCCGGCGACCTTGGGCACCACCCAGCTGAGCGAGCGCGTGGCGCGGTCGCGCGGCTGGCCGCCCTTGGCCTGGCTGAAATGCGTGCAGTCCGGACTGGCGTGATACCAGCCCACCGGTCGCCCTGCGACCTCGCGCAAGATGTCCACCGTCCACACGTCGGCCTCCATGTGCCGGGTGAAGGGGTGGTTGGCGGCATGCATGCCGAGCGCGTCGTGGTCGTGGTTCACGGCCACGTCCGGGTCGCGGCCAAGTGCCTGGCGTAGCGCCTCGCTGGCACCGCCGCCACCAGCGAAGAAATCCACCACGATTTCGTCTGGGCGCAAGGCACTGACGAGCGGCTTGTGGGCGAAGTTGAAGCCGTGTTGGCGGGAGCCGTCAGCCATGGGTAATAGCCTTCGCCATGCCGGTTTGGTTGGCGGCATGCATGCCGATCACGCCGCGGTCGTGATTCACGGACATGTTGACATCGAAGCTATTCAGCATCGCGTGGATGCGATCGAGGCATTGATCAGCGGCAGAAAGCGCGCCCGGGCAGTTGAAGTCGCTGGCCACCTTGAATGCAGCGCCCTTGGCGGCGACGTGCATGTCGACGTAGCAATACCAGCCGCCATCGTCCATCTGGCTGAGCCGTGGCCGGCCATGCCTGGCAAGAAGCGAAAGAGTGGTTTCGAGGTCACACATGGTTTACTCGCACGGTGAGGCGCCGGCCGCTGAGGCTGTGATGGAAGCGGCGGCGCGAATGGGTCATTGCCGCCAACCAGGGGCGGCGGCGCAGGAAGCGTTGTTGCAGGCGCCAACTGTTGGCGTGGGCAAAGTGGCCCTGGTAGCTGGCCCAGGTGGCGTCAAGCTGCTGGAAATCCTCGGGCGTGCCGCGGAAGCCGCCGCGCGCGGCGTGGGCGGCATGCCAGGCCTGCAGGCGTTCCTCGGCGTGATGCACCACGCGCTTGCGCACGCGGGTATGGGTGGGGAACACCACGTAGCCGAGGAAGTCGATGCCGGCGGACAGCGGCCGCAGGCGCACGTCGTCTTTCAGCTTGAGGCGCAGGCGGTCGGCGAGGAACTGTTCGATCTGGTGTTGCCAGCGCTCCAGCTGGGCGCGGTCGTGGTGCACCAACACGAAGTCATCGACGAAGCGCAGGTAGCGCTTGGCCTTGAGCACGTGCTTGACGAATTGGTCGAGCACGTCGAGGTAGACGTTGGCGAGGAACTGGCTGGGGAGGTTCCCGATGGGCAGGCCGCAGCCGGCGGGCGCGTTCTCCAGCCGCTTGTGGAGCGGCACGCGGGCGTGTTCCTCGCGGGTGCAGCGGTAGAGGATGCCCTGCGCGTGCACGGATTGGCGCAGCAGGGTGTGCGTGGTGCGCAGCGCGATGGGCGACAGGCCGGCGCGGATGAGCCGCGGCTTGAGCATGGCCCACAGCGTTGGCCGGTGGATGCTGGGAAAGAAGTTCGCCACGTCGAGCTGCAGATACCAGCCATTGCCCTGGCCGCTGTGCACCTGGTGCACGAACTGGCGCAGCCGCGCCACGGCCTTGTGCGTGCCCTTGCCGCGGCGGTTGGAATAGGAGTCGTGGATGAACGTGGGCTCGTAGATGGCGTCGAGCTGGGGCACCAGCCAGTGGTGCACCACGCGGTCGGCGAAGTCCGGCGCATGGATCTCGCGCGCCTTGGGTCGCTGAGCGACGAAGCATGTGGTGGGTCTCGGCTGCCACGTGCCGGCGTTCAATTGCTGCTGAGTCTCCAGCAGGCGGTCCATCCAGTGCAGTTCGAACGCCAGCTGGTTCTCACTGGGTTTCTTGTTGCGCCGTGCCGCGCGCCAGGCGTCGTAGAGCGCGCGCACGGATACCTTTTCACCCTGACACTCACCGGCGCGCGCGACGAACCGACACGGCCGCGCGAAGGCCTTGTTGTTGCGGTTGTCGTTGTTCAGGTTGCCGTTGTTGCCGTTGACCTGCCAGAAGGCAGCGGGCACACCCGCGTCCCCACGCACTTGCGACCTGGCCGAACATCCCTGTGGGTAGCGCGGCTTCGTCATGGATTGGCCTCACGCATCGAGGCGGCGTAGGTACTCAGTGTCTTGGCACGCTGCCGGGGCGCTTGCGCCGCGGCATTCTGGCCTTGAGGGTGAAACTGCCGGTGCCATGCACCGACCTGTCTGCCGAGGTCGTGGGCCGTGACCATCAGGCCCTCGAACTGGCCGAAGCTGGCGAACTGTCGAAGCCGCTGCCCCGCCTGCATGGTGGCCTTCAACCTGTCCACCGCATCGCGCAGCTGCGTGAGTAGCTGAGCGCGCTCCACTGGGCGCCGCGCGGCGGCATCGGCCGTGAGGAGAACGTCGAACGCGGCATTGCGGAGCCGCGCACCGAAGGTGTGGCGGTGGCGGCGGGCGAACCGCGTCACCGCTTCCTCGATGTCGCAGGCGAGCCGCTCGGCGAGCTTGACGACGGGTGGAAGGTTGAAGGCCATCAGGGGGTGCTCAGTGGGACAAAGGGCCGATCACTGACCGGCGCGCGCGACGAACCGACACGGCCGCGCGAAGGCCTCGTAGCTGCGGTCGCCGCTGTCCAGGTTGCCGTCGAGGCCGCGGACCTGCCAGAAGGCAGCGGGCACACCCGCGTCGTCCATCGACCAGGCGCAGCCGTGCGAGGTCCAGTACCAGGCCGAAAGCGCATCCGGGAATAGCGCCGGATCGGCGGCGGGATTGAGGCGCGAGTAGTCGATGGTGAGCAGCTGCAGGCGCAGGTCCGGCGCCAAGATCCAGCCGGATTCGCCGGCATGCGTGAGGTCGGCCGCGCGCTTGATGGTGCTGTCGTAGTTGGCTGCCTTGTCGAACCCCTTGGCGCCCACGGCAAACTGGATGCCGAAGTCGGGGTAGAGGATCGCGGCATGCTTGCCGGCGTGGTCGATGGGCATGTGGTCGCCGGCATCGCTGATGCGGATGATGTTGGGCTTGGCAAAGTCCATGGGATTCGCTCCGTGGGAAGGGATGGGTGACAAAAGGCCGATCACTGACCGGCGCGCGCGACGAACCGACACGGCCGCGCGAAGGCCCTGTCGTCGCGGTGGCCGTCGTCCAGGTGGCCGTAGAGGCCGTAGACCTGCCAGAAGGCAGCGGGCACACCCGCGTCGTCCTTGGACCAGGCGCAGGGCGTGCAGGTCCATTCCCAGCCGTTGCTGCGGGACTTGAGCGGTTCGAACAGCGCGGGGTTGTAGCGCGACAGGTCGCGGATGGATTCGCGCTCTTCGACGGTGGGCGTACGCCAATCGGCGAAGCCGCCCAGGCGCAGCCCGGTGACATGCTTCTCCAGCGCGTCGTAGTCCATCGACTGCTCGCTTTCATACACGGGCCACATCAGGCCAGTCTTGTGGTCGGTGACGAGCTCGGCGCCGTGCCTGATGGTGAGGCTGAACCGTTCGGATGCGCCGACTGCAGGCGCGATCCTCTCGGCCGTGGCCAGCACCGCGGGCGGCAACTCGCTGCCGGGCGCCAGGTGCAGGTGCAGCGTCTTGGTGCGGATGTTCAAGGTGGGTTGCATGGTCAATCCTCGTTGGGCAGGTTATGAGTGGCGCGATCCGCCTTGCGCAGCAGGCGCTGGCGGCAGAGTTCGGCGTGGCGCACGGCGCGATCGATGGTGCGGATGCACTCGCGCAGGTCGTTGAGCACGGCGAGGTCAAGCCGGCCGTGTTCTGCGTTGAGCACGGCTTTCTCGATGTGCGACTTGGCGTTCACCGCGCTCGCGGCCGCCAGCGTGGCGAGCTGGGCACGGCGGTGGAGTTGCTCAGGCGTGTTGCGCGGGATGTTCATGCCACGGCCTCGCGCATGGCGGCGCTGGCGTAGGCGGCGCTGGTTTGCTGCAGATCCTCAAGGATCAGGCGCCAGCCGAAGCCCTCGCGGTTGCGGTAACGGTTGATGATCTGCGCGGGCGAGCTGCGAACCACGCTGGTGGCCAACGGGTGCGCGGCCGGAAGAAACCAGAGACAACCGTCGTCGGTGTGCCACAACAGATACACGGCATTGCCGTGGCCGTTGCGCACGCGCGCGCCAAGCGTGACGGCGGTGACGGTGAGGTTGCCGGCCAGGTGGCCGATGGGGCGCAAGGTGGTCATGGATGGCTCGCGGAGGGAAAGTTGCCGGGATTGCCCACCCGGCCGGGGAGGCACGACGCTCTCAGGGGGTGAAGGTGCCCAGCACCAGGCTGCAGGCGGTGCTGAGCTTGTCGGCCAGCGCGGCGCGGAAGTCGGCGGCGATGGCTTCTTCGACGGCTTCGGCCTGCTGCATGCGCAGCACCAGCACCAGCTTGTCGGCGCCTGTGGAAACGCCGAGACGCAGGCGGAACTCGCGGCCGGGCAGGCCCTCATAAGGCGCGCAGCGGAACACCAGGCCGCTGGGCAGCGTGTGCGCGCTCTTGGCGTCCACGCTTTCCATGGTGCTGCGGGTGGCGCCGAAGTCGCGGTCGTCGTGCGTGCTGCTGCGGGCTTCGTCGATGGTGATGCTGCGCACGGCGGCGAGCACGCTGGGGATGCGGCGCGTGGTGTCGGGCTCGCCGGCGGTCATGGGTACGATGGCGTCGCGCCAGTCTTCGATGAAGTCGTGCAGGCTGCGCTGGTCGTGGGCCTTGGCCAGCGCAGCGCGCAGCGCGGCGTAGGCGGCGGTGGGCTTGAGCTTGAGGCTGGCGGTATGGTCGGCATGGCCGGCATGCTCGCCGTCGCCGAGGTTGAAGAACACGGCGCATGCCATGTTGGCGGGGTCGATGAAACCCTGCGGCTGGCCCTGCGCTAGGCCGTTTTCGTGGGTGCGCGTGACGTAGCCGGCGAAGTCGGCGAGCGCGTTGCTGGTGTACTTGCCGCGGTAGCGGCTGCGGCCGGGCTGCAGGTGCTCGATGGATTCGATGTGCTGCGTGCCGTCGCGGTTGGTGAGGATGACGGCGGGCGTATCAGTGTCGAGGCGGTTGGCCTCCTCGGCTTCGACGGCGAGGCGGCTGAGGGTGACGATGGCGGACTGATCCATGGTGGGCGGTTTCCGGAGGTGGTGGTGTATGGCTGCGGTAGCCGGCGCCCTCAATCTCGGCAGCGCCGGCCTTGTGCTTCCTCCCGCCTGTAGCCGTGTTGGCGGGTCGTCGTCGTGGCGGGGCCAGAGAACACAGGCAACCGGCTAAAGCTCATGCGGATTGCGCCTGTGCACGCATCCGCCGGTATGGCTCTCCCTTCGCGGCCCCTATCTCGGGTGCGTCCGGTGAATCAGGTGGTGATCAGGTTTCGGCGGCAGCGTTGCCGGCCGTGGCCTTGAACATGTCCGGCTGCGATTCCGGGAACAGGCTGAGCACGCCGCCGGTGCCGACGTGCAGCGGGGTCTTGGTGGTGGCCTCTTCGCTCGCCTTGCCCTTGTTGGTGGGCTTGATGAACTTGATGGCGTGCGTGCAGGTGACCTGGCTGCTGTCGCCGATGCGCTCCAGATCCAGCGTGATGGTGACCTTACCTTTCTTGCCGGTGGTGGTGACGCCCAGCGCCACGTCGCGCATGGCGGCGTCCAGGCGTTGGGCGAAGATGCCGGCGTCGAGGTCGTGGAACAGCTGGGCTATGTCGGTGGTCTTGCTCATGGGTGGCTCCGGTGGTGGCGCGCTGCGCCGGTGGTGAGGGGTGACCGATCAGCGCCTTGCGCGGGGCGGCTCTCGCCGGGCCTGCGCGTCCAGGGGAGGAAACACGGGCAAGGCGCTGGTCGGTGCCGCCTGGTGGCCGAGGCGGCGGCAGTGGCAGGTCTGGGCGGCGGAACACGGCTGATGGTGGAAAGCCGCCGCAACGCGGTTGGCCGCTTGGCCTGCTGCCGGGGTTTTCGCGGTGAAGCTGCCGCGGGCACTGGCCGGCTGATCCCACCAGCGGGCGGCTGGCGCGCAGATGCTCATGCGGCGGCCCGCGAGACGTCGCCGTCGATGGCGGCGATGCAGGCGCGCAGGCCTTCGCGCTCGGCGGCCTCACCGGCCAGCGCGGCATAGGCGGACTGGTCGATGTAGTCGTCGATGTGCAGCTTGCCGCCGGTGGAGCGCGCCATCTTGAGCAGGGCCATGAACTGCCAGCCCTGCACCTCGCTGAGCGCGCAGCCGTACATGGCGTTGAAGGCGTGCACGGCGCGGGCCATGCTGCGTTCGCCCTGGGCGTGGTCGCGCGCGGCGGCACGCTGGTCGATGGCGGCGGCGGCGTTGGCGAGGATGTCGGGTGCGCTGTTGGGCAGCGCAAAGTCCATGCGGTTGGCGTGCATGTCAGTCGTCCAGGTCGGGATGGGTGGGTGCCGCGTGCTGGTAGCTGCTGGCGACAAGGTCGCGATGGCGCTCCAGCAGCCGCGGTTCTGGCACGTCGGGTTCGCTGGTTCGCGGATCACCGCGCAGCCAGTTGGCGAGTTCCTCGCGCAGGGAGGTGCTGCCGTCGAGGTCGGGGCACCAGGTGGTCATGCCGCCACCCCTTCGCGCGGCGCACCTGGCTCAGTTCGCTGGCCAGTTTGTGTTCGCCGTGCATGTCGAGCTCATTGGCCGCGCGCTGCAGCACGGTGTGGGCGTGCAGGGGGTGCTTGGTGTTCATGCCGACAGCCCTGCGCTGAGCCATACGTAGGCGCCGAGCAGGCCGGCCGCGGCGGTGCACACCACGATGTAGGCGAGCAGCCATGCCCACCACCAGCGGCCGAGCACGGTGCGCAATTCGGTGAAACGGTCGGGCTCGGGCCATGCTTGGGCGGTGGCTTCGCACAAGTCGGTGCGCAGCTGGGCAACATGCAGGCTGCGCGCGGGGCGCAGCGGCGTAACTGCGTTCATGCGCGGGGCTCCGAGTAGATGGGGGCGGGAACGGTGGCGGGCATGCCGTGCATGCGATCAACGGCCTCCAGCGCCTTCTCGGCGGTGGGGTAGAGGTTGAGCGTGCGGCGCTGCACGGTGCCGGCTTCCGTGAGCAGGTAGCCGCGCCAGCCGGTGGCTTCATGCCTGGCCTGGGTGACGGCGATCATGCGTGCGACTCCACGGCATGCAGGCGGCGTGCCCACAGGAACGCGTTGTCGCTGTGGTAGGCGGCCATCTTGCGCAGGCTGTCGGCCATGCCGCCGGACAGGCTGGGTTCGCGCTCGGCGAAATCGGCGAGACGCAGGCATTCCTCGCACTCGGTGGCTGCGCGCACGATGCAGCGCTTGAGGTTGTCGGTTTTCATGCCGCGGCCCTCCGACGACGCACGCGCAGCGGCAGCGCCAGCTGCGCGTAGTCGGTGCCCCACTCGGCCTCGGCGTTGGCGAGGGTGTCGTGGCGCGCGGTGCGTGCGCCGCAGCGGCATTCCAGCCCGTGACGGTGGCTGGCGGCCAGAAACTGCACGGGTTCCCGGCTGCTGCGCCCGACGGTGAGCACGTGGCGCGGCTCGGCGCCGCAGGCCCGGCAGCGCGCGAAGCGGGCGGCGGGGTGGCTGATGATGCGTTCGAGCATGGCGTTCTCCTTGGCCGCTAGTGCGGTTCGGGGAGAACGATAGCTTAGCTATCCATGTATTGCAATAGTTTAACTATATGTTTTTTGATAGATATTTTCTATCGATAGTGACGCCTTCGATTGTCACATGCTTGAATCGGTAGGTTTGCAGGCGGCCATCTGCTCGACGAGACGTTGTTCAAGCGCTGATGCGCGAGTTGTGGCCTCACTGGTGCTGTTTTGTGCGGCAAACGCAAGAAAAGCATCGCGGCGCTGTCGGGCGGCGGCAGCGAACATGTCGCGTGCGGTGCGCATGCACTCGCCGTGGACGCGTGCGGACGGAATGCGGGCGATCACCGCGTCGAGACGGTCGATGCGCGAGGCGAGCAGCATGCGTGGAGTGGCGGCAGCTTTATGTACCTCTTCGGACCACTGGGTGATGAGAGGTGCGAGTGCGTCGCGATCGTCGAGGTATTGCGTCTGCGCCGCCCGGGCGGCACGCAGCGGTGCGTCGTGGGCCTCCGCTTCGGCCTGTGCAAGCTGCACGGCGGCGCGGCTTTGATCGGCGCGCCACCACAGCCAGCCGATGGTTGCAATGCTGGCGAGCATCAACCCGACGATGGCCCATTGCCTGCGCGTTCCGGTGAAGGGCACGTCGAGTGCGGATGCGGTGGCGCGTTGGCGGGTAGGGCGAGGCGGCATGGTTGCGGCGAGCTTGGCGTAGACAACGCCGCAAGATGGACAGCACCACGCCGGTTCGCCATCGTCGGCATTGCGCTGGTGTCCGCATTTGCCGCAGGTGATAGTTTGTTCGGTCATGGAATCCTTCCGGGCTATTCGACCAAGATCCAGCCTCGCGTCTCACGATTTGAGGCGGCAGCGCAAGATAGTACGAGGTCCAGGAAGGGGGAAAATATGGACCTAGACGAGCTGATTCATCAGGCGCTGTTGAGCGCGAGCGAGCTGCGGCGGGAGCGCGGGATCATTCGAGCACTTTCAGGATGCGAGCCAACAGACCCGTTTCTCGTTGTTTCGCCGGAAGCTGTCGATGCAACGCCGCAGCCGCAGCGGCCGCTTCGGCGGGACGGTGTTGTTTCATAACGGCCGCCATCACCAGTAGTGCGGCGCGCAATTCATGGGTTTCCGCCTCCAGGGCGACCACTGCCTGCTCCAGTTTCTTGAGGTCGGCAGGCTGCGTCGCCTTGGTGACCGTGACCGTCTGCGTGGCGGCCACCTTGCGATAACGTGCGCTGATGGTGCCGGGGTCGGGAAGGCCGAGCAGTTGTGCCAGTGGAGGGGCGGTGTCAGGCGGCACGGGGGTGCGGCCACTGGCCCATTGCGAAACAAGGCCGGGTGAAACGCCTAGTGCGGCGGCCACGGCTGCCTTCTTCATCTCGGCCGCGTTGATCGCGGCGGTAAGCGCCTGGGCTTCGGCGGTCTTGCGTGGCTTGTTGGGCATATAGAAAGCCTATCCAATCAATGCGATAACTTGCGCCTAGTGAAACTATTGACGAATAGCGATAGGTAACCTATCGTTTGCAGTCATGGACGCGCATTCTTCGAATCCGATCGCCGCCGCCATCGCGGCTGCGGGAGGCCAACGCAAGTTGGCTGACGCGCTCGGCGTGACGCCTGGGCTTGTGTCGCAATGGCTCACTGGTCGCACGCGAGTGGCGCCGCGTTGGTGCATTCCGTTGGAAAACGTCGCGCCTCAAGCGGTGACGCGCTACCAGCTGCGTCCGGACGTGTTCGGCACGGCGCCGGTTTCGCTGCAGGAAGCGGGCTGATGCGTGGAACGCACCGATCCCGCTTGAAGTTCCAACCCCGACATCCCCGAGGTGATTGAGTCATGTACGACGATCCCGCCCATATTCGCGACAACCCCGTCAAGGTGCGTTTCAACGATGCCGAGCTGGCCGTGGTGCGCGCCATCGCGCGCTTCAACGGCAAGCAGCCGGCTGCCTTCGTACGCGAGCTGGTGATGGCCAGCGTGGCGCGTGCTGAGCAGCAGATTACCGAGCAGACCAAGGCCGCCTGAAGGCGCTGAACAGTGCCTTTAGGGGGTCGTTGTGCCTGAGATCGAGATCACGCTGAGCGAAAGCGAAGCTCGCCGCTTGCGGCAGCTGGCCGAATCGCTCGGCACCACGGCGGAACAACTGGCGGCCGACGAATTGCGGCGCCGTTACCTGCTCAACAGCTCGGGCGGCACCGTGGTGCCGCTGCGACCCAAGACCACGGGGTCAGACCATGGACACGATTGACCTGGCGCAGCAGCGCCAGATGGACGATATCGACCACGCGCTGGCGTCTCGTCGCAAGGTCGGAGCAGGGCGCAGCCATTGCGAGCAGCCGGATTGCGGCGAGCCGATCAGCGATGCGCGGAAGGCGCTGGGTGCGGTGTTGTGCATCGACTGCCAGCGCGATGCCGAACGGAGTGCGCAGCGATGCGCGCGCACGGCGATCTGACGACATGGGAGACGCAATCGCAGCGCGCGGCACGCCTGGCCGCGATGGAGCAGGTTCGCCGCATTTCGGAGCGTGGAAGCTCGGAAAGCGAGTTGCTTCAGGCGTGGGCCATGCTGGCCGCGCTCAATGCGCCACAGCCTCGGCGGCAGGGCGTGCTGGCACTGGTAGTGCCGTGACGCCCTGGCGCAGCCCGATCCCGCGAGGCAAGGGCATCAAGGCCCGCGTGTATGCGCCGGGTAGCAAACCGGAACTGATTGCCACGTACATTTGCGAGCGTGGATGGACCGGACGCGGCGTGCGAGTGTTCCGCTGGCCTTGCGGCACGCTGGCCGTGGTTCCAATCGGTACGCCAAGCGATGCGAGCCTGCTGTCGATATGCCTCGACGCGCTGTTCGCTACGTATGCGCGCCGCACGGTGATGGGTGGTGGTCCGCTGTACCTGGACGTGCTGGATGACGTGAGGTGCGCGGCATGATCAACACCGCGCAGATCCTGCAGCGCGTCGACCTGAAAGACCTGGTGGAACGTCACGGGGTGGAGCTCAAGAAGTCGGGCCGCGAGTGGATCGGGCTGTGCCCGTTCCATACGGATACCACGCCTTCGTTCACCGTGGTGCCTGAAAAGGGTTTCGTGCATTGCTTCGCGTGCGGTGCGCATTACGACGCGATCGGCTTCGTGATGCAGATGGATGGCGAGGATTTCGTGACGGCTTGCCACAAGCTGGGCGGCAGCGATGCCGGCGAGTGGGCGCGGCGGGAATACCGCGCCGCGCCGCGCGTGCTGGAACGGCCGCCGGGTGAGGTATGGGTGCCAGTGTATCCGGTGCCTGAGCATGCGCCGACCTGGGCACCGGGCGTGCGCGGCAAGGTGTGGAATGTGAAGCGCGGGCGCTGGTGGAGTATGACGCCGAGCCGCGCGGATGCGTACCGTGATGCAGCCGGTGCATTGATGGCCTACGTGCTTCGCGTGGAGATGGACGACGGCGGCAAGATCACGCCGGCGGTGACGTGGTGCATCGGGCCGGACGGCAAGGCGCAGTGGTGCCTACAGCCGCTGCCGGAGCCGCGACCGCTGTGCGGGTTGGATGCGCTGGCGGCGAAGCCTGATGCGCCGGTGCTGGTGGTGTCGGGCGAGAAGTGCAGGGACAAGGCCGCGCGCCTGCTGCCGATGTATGCGGTGGTGACGTGGTGCGGCGGCGACAAGGGTGTCGGCAAGACGGACTGGGCGCCGCTGCAGGGCCGCGAGCTGGTGCTGTGGCCGGATGCGGATGACAGCGGCCGCGGCGCCATGCTGGGCTATGTGGACGGCAGTGGCCTGCTGCATGAGGGCGTGGCGCAACTCTCCCACCGCCAGGCTTGCGCCAGCCTGCGGGTGATCGACACCTCGGGGCAGCCGAAGGGCTGGGATGTGGCGGACGCCATCGATGCCGGATGGACGCCGGTGCAGATTGCCGGCTGGGCGCGTTCGCGAGTGCGCGTGGTGGATGTGCAGCCCAGCGCGCGGGTGGTGCACTGATGGCTGGCGATCCCGTGGTGGTGCCGCTGGGCAGTTCCAAGCGCCGCGGCGGCGGTGGCGGCAGCGGTGGGCGCGGTGGTGGCAGTTCCGGCGGTGGCCATCGGGCGCCCGGCGAGTGGAGCAACAACCTTACGCGCACGCAAACCGGCAAGCCGGAATCCACCACACACAATGCGCTGCTGGTGTTGGAGCATGACGACGCGCTGGCGGGCCTGTTCTCGCTGGACGAGTTCAACAACATCGTGCGGCTCACCCGGGCGCCTGTGTGGGCTGGCGGTGAGCGCGACGAGTTCACGGATCAGGATGGCACGGAGCTGGCCGGCTGGCTTGGCAGCCCGACGCGCTACACGCTGAGCGTGAAGCGCGACCTGGTGATGGATTGTGTGGAGGCGATGGCCCGGCGCAGCAAGGTGCATCCGGTGCGCGAGTACCTGACGGGCCTGGTGTGGGACGGCAAGCCACGCATCGACGACATGTTCCCGCGGCTGTTCAGTGCCGAGACCACCGACTACACGCTGCAGGCGGCGCGATGCTTCATGGTGAGTGCGGTGGCGCGCATCCTGTGGACCGATCCGAAGGTGCGACACAACGGCGCGCAGGTGGACTTCATGCTGGTGCTGGAGGGCGAGCAGGGCAGGGGCAAGACCTCGGCCGTGCGCGAACTGTTCGGCGCCGAGTGGTATGCGGAAGCGAACGAATCGCCGAGCAACAAAGACTTCTACCAGGCCCTGCGCGGGCGCTGGTGCGTCGAGATCGGCGAGATGGAAAGTTTCAGCAAGGCCGACGTGACGAAGGTCAAGCAGGCGATCACGTCGCGCTTCGACACTTACCGGCCGAGCTATGGGCGCGTGACGCGATCGTTCCGGCGCGAGTGCGTGTTCGTGGGCACCACGAACGAAACGGAATACCTGCGCGACCCCACGGGCGGCCGGCGCTTCCTGCCGGTCAAGGTGGACAAGGTCGACATCCCGCGGATCCGCGAGGAACGCGATCAGCTGTGGGCTGAGGCGGTGACGCTGTTCCGCATGGGCTATGCCTGGTGGACGCTGCCGGATGAGGCTGTGAAGCATCAAGACGAACGGTTCGTCGAGGATTCGTGGCAGGAACCGATCCAGCGGTGGCTGGCCGGCGAGGCCGACTCGGGCACGTACAAGCCGGGCACGGCGCAAGCGGTGGATGGGGTACCCGTGCCTTACACGACCACCACCGAACTGCTCAGCAGGGCATTGCACATCGACCTTGGCAAGCATGGCAGGCCCGAGCAGATGCGCGTGGCCGCCATCATGAAGCGCCTCGGATGGAGGCACGACCGCAGCACCGTTGACGGCGGCAGGGCGCGGCGCTGGGTGCCGGAGAAGGGGAGCAGCCATGCGCAGACCTGATGCCTGCATGCGCGGCAGTCCGCCCGCGATTGCCCAACCTGCCCAACCTCTGCCCAACCTCTGCCCAACCTCACGGATGGCGCAGTGGCGCGCGTTGCCCAACCTGCCCGACCTTTTCGAGTCTCGCGCGTATATGGATGGTCAACGGCTTTCATCTCTATATGTGCGTAAACAGGTTGGGCAGGTTGGGCAGGTTGGGCAATCGGCGCAACGGCGCGGGTTCCCGCTGCCCAACCTCACCGAAGAAAGGTTGGTCAGGTTGGGCAATGGCGCGGTGAAGGGTGCCACGGCCGCCCGGGCGCGGGTCCTACCCAGCAACGGGAAATGCGGGTCATTTGGCGCGCAAAATCGCGCTAGTTCAACGGTTTACGCTTTGGTTAATCGCCTCGGCTTGGGTGAATTGCGCGGTGTGAAGGTGGGTTATGACCGCTGATTCGCAGTTCGTCACCCGCTCGGAGTTCGCCCGCATCCGCGGCTGCTCGCAGCCCTACGTCACGAAGCTCGGACACCAGGGCCGGCTGGTGTTGGACGCGAGCGGCAAGCTGGTCGACGTGGCCGCGACCATCGCGCTGCTGGAGCGCACCGACGATCCGGCCCGCGGCGGCGACCGCACCAGCAAGCCCGCCACCGCCACCAGCGCGCCTGTGAGCGCTGCGCAAGATGCGGGGCAGGGCAGCGCCCCGGCCGCGGCTCCGGCAGCCGCAGGCGGCGACACGCAGCCGCGCACGCCGGACAGCGACGGCGCCTACAAGACCGCCGCCACCCGCGAGCGCATCGCCAAGGCGCGCCTGGCCGAACTCGAGCTGGCCGAGAAAGCCGGCACGCTGGTGCGCCGTGCCGAAGTCGAGGCCGCCATCTTCGGCCTGTCGCGGCAGGCGATGGATGCGCTGGACGCCATCCCCGACCGCCTGAGCGCCCAGCTCGCCGCGGTCACCGACCCCGCCGCCGTGCATAAGCTGCTCAGCGACGAGCTGCGCAACGTGATGCGCGACCTCGCCGCCGCCAAGCCGCTGCCGGCGCTCCCCGTGCAGGAAGCCGCATGACCCTCGACGCGCACCCGCACGACGTCGCCCTGGCCGATGGCGCCGACATCGCCACCGCGAGCTGGTCGCGCGGCTGGACGAAGCCGGACCCCATCACCGTCAGCGCCTGGGCCGACACCTACCGCGTGCTGCCCCGCGAAGGCGCCGCCGAACCCGGCAAGTGGCGCACCGACCGCGCCCCCTACCTGCGCGAGATCATGGACTGCCTCAGCGCCGAATCCACCGTGCGCCGCATCACCATCCGCAAGTCCACGCAGGTCGGCGGCACCGAAGTCGGCATCAACTGGCTGGCCTACATCGTCGAGCACAACCCGGGCCCGACCATGTACGTGCTGCCCACGCTCGACATGGCTCGCAAATTCAGCGAACACCGTTTCGCGCCCATCGTCGAGCTGATGCCGTGCCTGCGCGAGCGCATCGGGCCGGCCACCAGCCGCACCAGCGGTAACACCCTGCTGAGCAAGAAGTTCCCGGCGGGCATGATCATTTTCAGCGGGGCGAACAGCGGCAACAGCCTCGCCACGATGCCCATCAAGAACCTGGTGCTAGACGAGTCGAGCAAGTACCCGGGCGACCTTGACGACCAGGGCAGCGCGGAAGAACAGGCCATCCGCCGCACCTCAACCTTCACGCGACGCAAGATCCTCGACATCAGTTCGCCCACGGTCAAGGACGCCTGCGCGATCGACCGCAACTACGAAGCCGGCGACCAGAGCCAGCTCTGGCTGACGTGCCCGCACTGCGGCGAGCGGCAGGTGCTGCACATCGACCAGATCACCGACGACGGCCATTACCTCTGCACCGGCTGTGGTCAGCTGATCGCGGAACACCACAAGTCCGCCATGCTCGCTGCCGGGCAGTGGATCGCACGCCATCCCGAGCGCAGTGCCCTGCATCGCAGCTTCGCCGTCTGGGCAGCCTACGCACCCATCGGCCTCGGCTACACCTGGCAGGAAATCGCCGACATGCGCGCCGCCGCGCGTAAAGACCCGGCCCTGCTCACCACCTTCACCAACACCATCCTCGGCGAAAGCTACGAAGGCGCCAGCCAGAAAGTCGAGGCCAGCGAGCTGTCGCAGCGTGCTGGCAAGTGGGTCCGCCGCAGCATCCCGCGCGGGGCGCTCATCCTCACCGCTGGCGTCGACGTTCAGGTCAACCGCTTTGCCGTGCAACTCGTCGCCTGGGGTCGCAACGAGCAGGCGTGGATCATCGACTACGTCGAGCTGCCCGCCGACCCCACCCGCATCGAAGACTGGGGCATCCTGTGGGATTACCTCGCCCAACCCATCGACAATGCCTGCAGTGTCCCGTTGCGCATCGCCGCTGGCTGCGTCGACTCCGGCAACTGGACGCAAGAGGTCTACACCGCCGTTCGCCCCATGCAGGCGCAGGGCTACATGGCCATCAAGGGCAGCAAGGATGCCGCGCGCCCCATCATCGGCCGCGCCAGCAAACAGGATGCCGACAAGCGCGGCCGTACCGTGCGCAAGGGCATCAACTTGTGGCTGATCGGCGTCAACACCGCCAAGACCACCCTGATGCAGCGCTTGCTCGGCGACGCCGACCGCGCCGAGGAATCCCGACTCATCCACTTCCCGGCCGACCTCGGCGACGACTACTACGCCATGCTCACCGCCGAGCGCTTCGACCTCACCGCCAAGCGCTGGGTGAAGAAAAGCGGCGCCCGCAACGAGTCGCTCGACACCCTGGTCTATGCCTACGCCGCCGCGCTCAGCCCGCAGGTGCGCATCCACCTCAAGCGCGATGCCGATTGGGCCACCCTTGAGGCCAAGCTGGAACCCGGCACCGATGACCTCTTCGTCGCTCGCTTCATCGACGAGAAAAAAACCGGCCCTGAAAAGGCCCGCGCACCCGTCGAAGCCGCCGACCTTCCCGTGCCGCCTCCGACCATGCCAGCCGCACCCCGAGCCAACCCCTTCGCATCTGCTGACTGGATGACCCGCCGATGACCACCCTCAATGTCGCTCAGGCCCTGCAGGACGAACTCGCCGTGGCGCTGCAGGAAGCCCGCGGCCTCGCCTTCGACGAAGCTAGCCAGTACGCCGAACCCATCGTGCGCTACCTGCAGCAGCAGTACGGCGGCGACGAGCTTTACATCCCCCAGCCCTACCAGGTGCGCGACGTGGATGAGATCCGCTCCGCTCGCGACCGCGGCGAATCGGTACGCGACACCTGCCGCCACTTCGCCATCAGCCGGCGCACCTACTACCGCATCCTCAGCCAGTTGTAACACTGGAATTTAGCGGCACGTCAGCGTCCGTACGGATGACGAGTTAGACCGCAACTACCGGAGAAACGAAATGTTGAAAGCCTACCAATGCGATGACAGCGACGTTTATGCAGCAAACGATGCAGAAGAAGCAAAGCGGCTGTGGCACGACACGGTCGGGGAGGACGAGCCGATGGCCGACGGCTACCCGCGCGAGCTGGATGATGCCGAACTCGATAGACGCTACCCGGCATTTGACGAAAACGAGTGTCCCATCGAAGGGCAGACCACGAGCGTGCGGGAAATGCTGGTCGAGCACGGGGATGACCCCGGCTGGCTGTGCGGAAGCGAATGGTGAGGCCTAACTAACGGCCAACCTGCGCAGCGTTGTGCCACCCGTCCGGTAAACGTGGCACAACCTCGCGCGGAAAGTGGCGGCCATGAACACCGCCACCGACATGCGCGACAAGTACATCGCCGCCGAGGCCGCCATTCTCGGCGGGCAGTCGTACCGCTGGGGTGACCGCCAGCTCACCCGCGCCGACCTCAGCATGGTGCAGGCCGGCCGCCGCGAGTGGACCCGCATCGCCAACGGTGAAGCGCGCGCGCAGGCCGGGCAGGGCGTCGTCGGCGTGCGGCTCGCCAACCTCACCGGCCAGCCCACCGCGCCCGAGGGCGGCGAGTTCGATTACACGTGGCTGCACGGATGAGCGTGAAGGCCGCCAAGCTTGGCCGGATCGAGCGCGCCATCCTAGCCATCGCGCCAGGCTGGGCGGAATCCCGCGCCCGTTCGCGCCTGCGCGTCGCCGCCTACGGCAACGCCTATGAGGCGGTCAACCATTCCCGCCTGCGCAAGAAACAGCGCGACTTCGGCAGCGGTAACACCGTCGCCGGCCTCGCACACAAGCAACTGCGCGACCTCGCGCGCAATCTCGACCGCAACCACGACCTGAGCCGCGGCATCCTCAACGTGCTGGTGCGCAACGTCGTCGGTCCCAACGGCATCGGCGTGGAGCCGCAGCCGCGCGACGCCGATGGCAACGTGCTCACCGACCTCGCCAAGCAACTCGACGAGCTGTGGCAGCAGTGGAGCCGCTCGCCGGAAGTCACCGGCGAGTTCAACCGCGCCCGCTATGAACAGCTCGTCGCCCGCAGCTGGTTCCGCGACGGCGAATGCTTCTGGCAGTACGTGGAGGGCAGCGTGCCAGGCCTGCGCCATGGCACCGCCGCGCCGTTCTCGCTGGAGCTGCTGGAAGCCGACCTGGTGCCGGTCGACTACAACGATCCCATCAAGCAAGTCATCCAGGGCATCGAGATCGACGCCTGGGGTCGCCCGCGCGGCTACTGGATGTACAAGGAACACCCCGGTGACCCCTTCGTCACCCTGCCGGTGTTGAAGCGCCTGCCCACCGACGCCGTGGGCCACATCAAGCTGGTCGACCGCCTCAACACCCGCCGCGGCGTGAGCATGTTCGCCAGCGTGCTGTCGCGCCTCGATGACCTCAAGGACTACGAGGAAAGCGAGCGCATCGCCGCGCGCATCGCTGCGTCCATGGCCGCCTTCATCAAGAAGGGCGACGCCGGCAGCTACGACATGGACAAGCCGGCTGGCATCCGCCAGATGAACTTCGCTCCCGGCATGATCTTCGACGATCTGCTGCCCGGTGAAGAAATCGGCACCATCGACAGCAACCGGCCCAACCCCAACGCAGTCGGTTGGCGCGACGGGCAATTGCGCGCCGTCGCCGGTGGCACGGATGTCAGCTATTCCAGCAGCAGCAAGAACTACGGCGGTACCTACAGCGCCCAGCGGCAAGAGCTGGTCGAACAGTGGACCGCGTACCAGCTGCTGCAGCAGGCCTTCATCGACATGTGCACCGGCGAGGTCTACCCGCGCTTCGTTGCTTCGTGCCTCGCGGGCGGCCTCATCAAGCCGGTCAAGGGCGTCACCTTCGCCCAGCTCAGCCATGCCATCTACATGCCGCCGGTCATGCCGTGGATTGATCCGGTGAAGGAAGTCCTTGGCTGGCAGATGCAGGAAGACCGCTGCTACATCGCCGGCTCTGAAATCGTGCGCCGCCAGGGCCGCAACCCGGCCGACGTCATTCGCGCGCAATCCAAGTGGCAGGCCGACCTGCGCACCGCCGACATCCGTACACAAACCGCGCCCAATACCCAGCCCGGCGCCGATCCCGCCACCGCGGTCGATCGCTCCAACAACGAGGCCACCACCGATGCGTAAACGTCATCTCATCGCCGCCATCACCGCCGCGCTGCTCGCCGCGCAGTCCATGCCGCTCTACGGCGCCTTCGCCGAAGGCGGGCAGGGCAAGCCCACCATCCAGCCGCTCATGCTGCTGCGCCCGCAGGCCGGCACCACCGGCGAGGCCGAGCTGCTCATCTACGGCGACATCGGCGACAGCTGGTGGGGCGAGTCCGTCACCGCGCTCAGCGTGGTGCAGCAGCTGGCGGCGCTCGACGCCGGCACCACGCAGATCAACGTGCGCATCAACAGCTACGGCGGCAGCGTCAGCGACGGCATCGCCATCTACAACGCGCTCAAGCGGCACAGCGCGCGCAAGGTGGTCAGCATCGATGGCGTCGCCATGTCCAGCGCCTCCCTCATCGCCATGGCCGGCGACGACGTGCAGATGGGCACCGCCTCCCTGCTGATGATCCATGCGCCGTGGGGCTTCGCGCAGGGCAACGCGCAGGACATGCGCGAGATGGCCAGCACCCTCGACATCTACGCCCAGGCCATGGCCGGCGCCTACACCGCCAAGACCGGCCAGCCCAGCGCCGACATGCTCGCGCTGCTGCAGGACGGCACCGACCACTACTACACCGGCGAGCAGGCTGTGGCCGAAGGCTTCGCCGACACCCTGGTCGATCCCTCCACCGACGACACGGAAGAACCCGAGCCCGACAGCGCCAGCGCTGCACACCTGCAGCGCCTGCTCGCCAAGGCGCCAGAAGCCATGCGCCAGCTTGCCATCGCTGCGGCGGCGCGTCGTCCCTCGGCGCTTCCTGCGGCCAGCACGCCGCGCCTGCGCGTGCCGGCCGGCATCGATATCGAGCAAATCCAAACCGCGCTGGCCTCTGCCAGCGGTCAGCGGGCACTTGTGACCGCACTCACCACGGCCGCCTCGGCCAACGATGGAGACCTCACCATGAAACTTCGCAAACTGTTCGGTGCCATGGCGGCACTTCGTGATACCGCGCGTGACCCGGGCGACGGTGGCAATGCAGGTGGTGGCGCCGCACCGGCGGCAGCCAGCGTGGCGGATGTTCACGCCGCCCTGCGCACCCGCAACACCGAAATCCAGGCCGTGCTGGAGCCGTACATGGCCCGCGAGGGCGTGAACGCCTTGTACGTCGCCGCGCTGGCCGATCCCACCGTCACCGTGGACAGTGTGCGCGCGCAGCTGCTGCCGATCCTCGGCGCCGCGGCCCAGCCCGCCGGCAACGCCATGCGCGTCGAGCACGGCGAGACGGAAGGCCAGAAGCTGCGCGGCGCGGCCGAGCAGATCATCCTGGCCCGCTACAACGTCATCAGCGGCGCCGAGGCGCAGGCTGCGCGACAGGGCAACCCGTTCGCCTCCAGCTCGCTGCTCAACATCGCCGAGCGCATGCTGATCCAGTCCGGCGTCAACACCCGCGCCATGGGCCGCGAGGAAATCGCCCGCCGCGTGCTGGCCTCGCAGACCACCAGCGACTTCCCCGTGCTGCTGGAAAACGTGCTGCACAAGATCCTCATCGGTGGCTACAACGCCACGCCGTTCACCTGGACGCGCTTCTGCGCCACCGGCACCCTGATCGACTACCGCCCGCACGGCCGTTACCACCTGAGTTCGTTCAGCGACCTCAAGGAAACGAACGAGCGTGGCGAGTACGAAACCGGCGTGCTGGGCGACGGCATCAAGGAAACCATCCAGGGCAAGCGCAAGGGTCGCATCCTGGAGATCACCCCCGAGGTGCTCATCAACGATGACCTGGGCGCGCTGGTGCGCGTTGCGGGCGCGCTCGGCCAGGCGGCCGGCCGCACCATCGAAAAGGACGTCTACGCCCTGTTCGCCGCCAACAGCGGCAACGGCCCGACCATGGGCGACGGCAAGGCGCTGTTCCACGCCGATCACGGCAACATCGCCGATACCGGCGCCGCGCCGGGCGTGTCCAGCATCGACGCCGCCCGCGTGCAGATGGCCAAGCAGAAAGACCCGGCCGGCAACGATTTCCTCGACATCCGCCCGGCCCTGTGGCTCGGCCCGCTGTCGCTGGGCGGTACCGCCCGCGTCGTCAACCGCAGCGAGTTCGACCCGGACACGCCCAACAAGCTGCAGCGCGTCAACATGGTTGCCAACCTGTTCGACGACATCATCGACACGCCGCGCCTGTCCGGCACCGCATGGTACGCGCTGGCCAACGCCGCGGCCGAGCCGGTGTTCGAGGTCGCCTTCCTCGACGGCGTGCAGACCCCGACGCTGGAGCAGGAGCTGAACTTCCGCACCGACGGCATCGCCTGGAAGGCTGCGCACCGCTACGGCGTGGCGGCGGTCGGCTGGCGCGGCATCGTCAAGAACCCCGGCGCGTAAGCGCACCCCGGCGGCGCGGCCAGCCCGCGCCGCCCACCATCGCAGTCCGCTACGCACTTCGCCCCCTTCCGCTTCGGAGACACACCATGACCACGCGTTACCTCAAGCCGGGCGATGCGCTCGACTACACCAACAACAGCGGCGCCGCCATCGCCGTCAACGACATCGTGGTGGCCGGCGCCTTCATCGCCATCGCCGCGGTCAACATCCCGGTAGGCGCCACCGGCTCCATCCTCGGCGACGGCGTGTTCCTGCTGCCCAAGAAGTCCGGCACCGCCATGCCCATCGGCAGCAAGGTCACCTGGTCGGTGGCCGACAAGGCCGTCATCGTCGGCGCGGGCGTCACCGGCGACGTGTTCGGCTGCGGCATCGTGGTCGAGCAGGATGCGGCCAGCAGCGACACCGCCGCCCGCGTGCTGATCGACGCCGGCATGGGCAGCAAGGTCTAAGCCGTGGGCGCCGCCGCCGACTTCGCCAGCGCGCACCGTGAGCTGCTCGCCGTACTCGGCGAGCCGGCCACGTACACGCCCGCGGCCGGCGGCGGCCCCATTGCCTTGACCGCGCTGCTCGATCGCCACACGGCGGAAGTCGGCGAGTTCGGCCAGGTGGTTGCCTACCGACCCGCGGTGTCGGTGCTCTGCGCCGACGTGCCGCGGCCGGAAGGTGGCGACGTGATCGCCTTCGCCGGTTCCACGTGGATCGTGCTTCGCATGGCCAGCAGCGACGACATGGCCGCGCAACTGTGGGTGGAGGCCGCATGATCGGCATCGCACCCATCGTCGATCAGGTCGCCACCTGGCTGCGCACCATCCGCACCGCCAACGGCTACGCCACCGACCTCGGCGCGCACATCGTCACCGAAACCGTGGGCCTCAACGGCGACGACGCCATCCTCATCGCTGGCGTGTTCGTGTCCGGCCTCAACCTGGACAAGGGTACGCCCCAACGCCGCGATTGGGATCTGGACCTGCAGTGCGAGGCCCGCGTGCCCATCAAGCAGGCCACCGCCGAAGCCACCGCCGTCGCCGTGCTGGAGGACATCCTGCGCGCCATCCCCACGCGGCCCAACACCGCACCCGACACCCTGAAAACCCTCGACGCCACCGGCGGCAGCGTCACCCGCCAGCCCGATGGCGTGCCCTACATCGTGGTGAGTGTGACCTTGCGGGCCACCTGCTACGACTACACCTCCAAGCCCGCGTAGGAGATCATCCATGTCCGGTCTGCTTTGCTCCGGCAACGTCAACATCGCGTTGCTCAAGGACGACGGCACCTTCCAGGGCTACCTGCCCGTGAAGAACACCGTCGAACTCGGCCTCAACCCCGGCGCCGTCGAATCGCAGGTGCGCAAGTCCAAGAAACTCGACGACTTCGGCCAGAACCTCGACACCGTCAACATCCCCGGCGGCCCCACGCTGGCCCTCAGCGTCGACGACATCGACGCCGACACCGTGGGCATGGCCTTCCGCGGCGACGTGGCCACCCTCAACCTGCCGGCCATCACCGCGCAGGAGTCCACGCTCGCCGTCACCCCCGGCATGTGGTTCCCGCTGGCCCCGGCCGGCTACCACGTCACCGCCGTAGGCGTGAAGGATGCCACCGATGCCACCAGTTACGTCGAGGGCACCGACTACACGCTGGATGCCGAAGGCGCGATGATCTACATCATCCCCGGCGGCACCATCACGGCCGGCAACCTCAAGGTCACGCTCAGCGCCGTCGCCGTCACCGGCAAGCGCATCAACCCGGCCACCAAGGCCAGCCTGCGCGTGGGCGTGCGTGGCCGCATGAAAAACCTCGCCACCGGCAAGTTCGTCATCGTCAACGTGCCGGACGCCACCCTGGCCCCGGGCGAGGCGGTCGACTTCTTGAGCGGCAACTTCGCCGTCAACAAGATGACGGGTCCCATCCGCACGCAGGTCGGCCAGGCGCCGTACACCGTCGACTTCCTCGACTGATTGCGCCCTCCGCCGTGCAATGCGGCGGCCCGCCGGGCGCTGTGCCACCCAGCCGGTACGGGTGGCACAGCGCGCCGGCCATCCTTGCGCCATGACCACGCGCGCGCTGCGAAATGCCAGCTTCAAAATCTACGTCAACGGCCGGGCTGCCGACAGCCTATACGGCCTGTCCAAGCGCGTCGGCGAGCGCGTGTCGCGTTTCTCCACGGCCTCGCAGCGCGCCCAGGCCGGGCTGGTGCGCAAACTGCAGCCCGTCACCAAGGCCGCCATCCGCGACTACTACACCGTCAAGCCGTCCGAACTCAACAACCGCTTCAAGGTACTCACCGGCAGCCGCGTCAAGGGCGATTTCGTCGCGTTGTGGGCCAGTACCCGTCGTATCTCGCTGATCGCCTTCGCCGGCCGATGGGGTGGCCCGAAAACCCCCGGTGCCGTCGCCAGTATCCTGCTCGGCAAGCCCAAAACCTACGACAGCGCCTTCATCGCCAGCATCGGCTGGCGCGGCGTCTCCGGCGCTTCCGTCAAGGCCGACACCGTGCATCGCGGCATCTACGTGCGCAGCCGCGGCCCCGACGGCAAGCGCGTCGGCCGCGGTCCCGTGCGACGCCTCTACGGCCCCAGCGCCTACGACATGCTGATGCCCGGCGCGGGCGGCAACGACGCCCCCGCCAAGATCCGCAAGGCCGTCATCAGCGAGCTGGAGTCCTACTACGTGAGCGAGTTGTCGCGGCAGATCGCGGTGGCGCTGCGCAGCGGGTGACTGTGCCACCGATCCGGTAAAGCTGGCACACCCTGATCGCCATGCTGCGTAGCATGGCCGTCATCCTCCGCACCGCACCTGCCGCCTCCGCGCGAGGCCCTCGACATGGCTGACGCCAAGTTCGAGGAAGTCATCCGCCTTGCCTTCGAGACGGCGGGCACCGAAGGCATCAAGCAAGCCGCCGGCATGCTTGCCAACATGGGCGACGTGTCCGAGGAAACGCGCACGCACGCCGCCGCGTTGCTCGACACGCTCGCCAGCTCCGACAAGACCGAACGTGCGGTGCAGCAGTACCGCGACATCGGCCTGTCCGTGCTGGACTACCAGCGCCAGATCACTGCGGCCAAGGCCCGCGTGGTGGAGCTGGCCGAGGCCGTCAAGCAGGCCGACAACCCCACCAAGGCCCAGCAGCGCGAGCTGGACAAGGCCCGCGCCAGCGTCAGCGCGCTGGTGGCTGAGCAGCAGAAAGAAGTGGCGCAGTTGCGCACCCTCAAAGCCGGGCTGGAAGGGCAGGGCATCAGCCTGCGCAGCGTGGGCGCCGCGCAAAAGGACGTGGCCGCCCGCACCGCCCAGGCCAGCGCCGAGCTGCGCGACATGGTGGGCAAGCTCAAGGCCCAGCGCGCCGCCGAGCAGCAGCTGCAGGCCGAGCTGGCCGCCGAGGCCGGCAAGAAGCGCGCTGAAACCGCGCAATACGACGCCGCCGTCGAGCGTCTGCGCGAACACCTCAAGGAGGCTGGCCATGCCGGCGCCCAGGGCGCACGCGAAACCGGCGAGGCGATGGAGCAGACGCGCGGCATCCTGGAGCGCTTCCGCGAGCCGCTGGCGGCCATCGCCGCGTTCTTCTCGTTCGAGGCGCTCAAGGAAGGCGTCAAATCCATCTTCGCCACCGGCAGCGCCTTCGAGAAGATGGAGCAGCAGCTTTCCGGCCTGTACGGCACCGCCGACAAGGGCAAGGAAGCGTTCGAGTGGCTCAAGCAGTTCACCACCGGCACGCCGCTCAAGCTGGACGAAACCATGGCCGCCTTCGTGCGGCTCAAGAAGTTCGGCATCGACCCGATGGGCGGCGCGCTGCAGTCCCTGGTGGACTACAACGCCAAGATGGGCGGCAACGCCGAACAGTTGCAGGCCATCACCGACGCGTTGACCAAGGCCGCCACCAAAGGCCAGATCGACATGCGCGGCCTGATCGCGCTCACCGATGCCGGCGTGCCCGTGTTCGACATGTTGGCCGCCGCCAGCGGCAAGACCGCCGACGAAATCCAGAACCTCGCCCAGCAAGGCCTGCTCGGCGCGGACGCCGTGGCGCAGCTCATCAAGCAGATGGGCAAGGCCGGCGCGGGCGGCGCGGCGAAGGAACTGGAGCAGCTTTCGGCGCAGTGGACGGTCTTCACGGAGAACATCGACGACTTCCGCGACCGCATCGCCCGCAAGGGCGTCATGGACTACTTCCGCGACCAGTTGCGGTCACTGAATGACTGGATCGCCCAGCTCGCCGCCGATGGCCGACTCGACCAGTACGCGCAGCGCATCAGCAATGCCATCACCGGTATCGCGGAAAAGGTCAAGCAAGCAGGCTTGTTCCTCGCCGAACATGCGGGCCAGATCAAGAAACTGGTCGAGGTCTACGCGGCCTTCCGCATCGGTCGCATCCTGGTGGAACTGGGCGGTTTCGCCGGAAAGCTGTGGAGCGTGGGCCGCAGCGCGATCGCTGGCACCGAAGCCGTTGCCGGACTCAGCCGCGGCATGACCTTGTTCCGCGGCGTGCTGGCGCTTGGGTTGTCGCCGCTGGGCCTGATCGTGACCGGCCTCGGCGCCTTTGCCGTGGCGGCCAATCTCGCCGCCGATGCCATCGTCGATTATGCCGTGCGGCACAGCAAGGCGATGGCGCAGGCGACCAAGGCGGAACAGGAACACATCGCCGTCATGGGCGATCTATCCGCCCAGTGGGACCGCCGCGCCGCCGCGCTGGCCGATTTCCAGGACGTGCAGACGCAGACCGCCGAACAGGTCGCGCAGATGACTGCGGCCGAGCGTGCGGCGTACAAGGACCGCCTCGCCGGCTACACCGAATACTCCCGCGCGGTGTGGAAAGAGGCCCAGCTGCGTGTCGCCGCCGACAGCAACGCCACCGCCGAGGAACGCCGCGCCGTCGCCGCGCTGCAAAAGACCTTCGAGACTGCGCAGGCAGCTGCCGAGGACTTCCAGCGGGGCACTGCGCTCGCCGCCCGTGCCGCAGGTGCCGGCCTCACCGCCATGGCGCAACAGATCGCCGAGGCCGTGCGCGCGGCGCGCAACAACGCCGCCGAACTCAAGACCAAGATCGACGAGCAGTTCGCGGACATCGCCCACCGCACGCCGCGGCAGCTCGGCGACATCGCGTTGGCCTTCGCCGACCTCACCAAGGACGGCGACCGCTCCGCACGCGACATCCGCGAATCCTTCCGCCAGCACCTGGCCGCGCTCAGTGGCGAGGATCTGCATGCGTTCCAGACAGCGGCAAACCTCGCCTTCGTCGCCGCCGGTACCGATGCCAGGCAAGCCGCTGCGCAGATGGACGACTACCTGCAAACCGCCCTCGGCCGGCTCGGCGTGGCGGTGGAGCAGTGGGGCGCAAGCGCCACCGAAGCCGGCCAGCAGAATGCGGAGCTGTTCCGCGCGGTAGCAGAGAATGCCAACGCCAGCGCCGCCACCATCGAGGCGGCGTTCAACAAGGCGCTGGCGAACACGCATACCGCCGCCGATGCCACTGCTATCGGCGACGCGATGCAGGCTGCCGCTGCGAAGGGTGAGGTGGGGTTGGATGCGGCCAATCGCGCCGCCGGGGCGCTGGAGTCGCGCCTGCGCGCGCTCAAGACTGCCGCCGATCCGCTGGGCGACAGCTTCGCCAAGCTCGGCATCAAGTCGCAGCGCATGCTGGACGACGCTGCCGACAGCGCACGCAATAGCTTCAACGCCATCGTGCAGGGTGCCCGCAGCGGGCAAGCCAGCATCAACGATGTGCGCGCGGCCTTCCAGGCCTACGCCCGCGTGCAGATGGAAACCGTGGCCAACGCGGAGCCATGGAAACAGGCGCAGGTGCGCAGCGCGCTGGAAGTGCAGGCGACCACGCTCAACGTCACCGACAGCATCGACAAGATGGGCCTATCCGGCATCGATGCCGGCGCCAACGTGGCCAAGGGCGCGCACGAAGGCGCGGATGCCATGGACCGCCTGGCCGCATCCACGCAAAAGGCGGCGGCTGCCGGCGAGAAGCTCGGAAGCTCCGGCATGGACAGCGACGGCAAGCCAAAGTGGCACGACATCATCAACAACACCCGCGTCGCCCTCAACGGCCTCAGCGACGCCATGCTGCGCCAGCTCTCCAACCTCAACGCCCTGGCCAGCTCGCCGCGTCTGTGGGCCGACCAGTGGAACAAGGTCTTCGCCGACTGGCAGCACCAGAAAGACGAGTACACCGAACAGCTCGGCGTGATCGAAAAGCAAAACGCCGCCTACGACGAGATGACCCAGCGCGTGGCGAAGCTGCGCACGCAGTACCGCTACCTCAATGATGATGCCCTGCGCAACATGGCGATGGCGCAGAAAACGCTGGAAGACAACCAGAAACGTGCCGCCGAAGAGGCGAAGGCCAAGCACGACGAAGCCGTGCGCAAGGCGAAGGAACTGTACGACGCGCAGAACGCCGCGTGGCGCAAGGAAATGGGCCTCGACGAGAAGGGCCAGCCTGCCGCGGCCGCGCCGGCTGCCAAGCCGGAACGCATTGCCATCGACCTTACCGTAGCCGCCAGCCAGACCAGCGGCGCCGTGCCCGCCCAGCTCAGCGGTACCGACGTGCAGAAAGTGGCGAACGAAGTGGTACGGCAGATCAGCATCGCCCGCAGCCGGAGCAACCGCTGATGGCCGACATCACGCTGGGCACTGTCACCTTGCCGCCCGACCTGCAATGGGCGGACGAACTCACCTGGGTGCCGCTGGGCGCCAGCGCCAAGCTCAGCCTGTCCGGCGCCGAGATCGTGCAGACGGCGCCCATCCAGGCGGCGCGGCCCATCACGCTGCAGGGCGGCACCGACTTCGCCTGGGTGAACTACGCCACCGTGCAGGCGCTGCTGGCGCTGGCCGCGGCGCCCGGCGCCACCTACACGCTCACCCTGCTGGACGGCCGCACGTTCACCGTGCGTTTCCGCGTGGAAGACACGCCCATCGAGGCGACGCCCGTGCTGCACCGGGCCACGCCGGACGCCGCCGCGCGCGACGCCCTGCAGTACATCCCCATCATCCGCTTGAAGACGGTCTAAGCCATGACGATCCAGGTCACCGACATCCAGCTGCTCGCCTCCGAGCGCCTCACCGACACCGCCGACGGCGGCGGCAAGATGACCGGCAACGTCATCGTCGACGGCCAGGTCAACAACCTGTTCCCCGACATCAGCCGCCTCGACCGCACCTACGGCCGCCTGGCGCTGCGCAAGGCCTACATGAGCGTGCGCAGCCAGAACACCGATACCTACCTCGGCGCGCACGTGATCCTCACCGACCCGCCCAGTGACGACAAGGTGGCGGTGACCATGTTCACCACGAACAGCCCCAGTGACGTGCGCAGCAACGCGCAGGATCGCATCGAGTCCTACCTCACCGTGGGCCCGCTGTCGTCCTACTACGTGTTCGGCAACCAGCCGCAGGGCGCCAAGGCCATCAGCCTGCTGGGCCGCGTGGAGGATCTGGTGCCGGAAGTGGGCGATGTGCTGGTGCTCAGCGTGGAATCCGGCGCCACCGTCACCGCGCAGCAGTACGTGCGCATCGCCGACGTCAAAACCGAGACCCGCACCTTCACCGACGCGCAGGGCGACTACACCCGCAAGGTGCTCACGCTCAGCCTCACCAGCGCGCTGCGGCAGATGTACCAGGGCGCCGAGGCAAGCCGCCTGTCCGGCGTGGCGCCGCCCACGCGCGTGCGCTCCGTCACCGTGGCCGATGCCAGCAGCTATTTCGGCGTGAGCCGGCTCAGCGCGCCGGCCGCGCAGGCGGCGCTGTCCATCACCATCGACAGCATCACTGCCCAGCTGGTGCCCAGCACCACGCGTGAGGTGGCCGTGGCCAGCGCCACGCCGGGCCTGTCGCTCAGCTACATCGCCGCAGCGGTCGCCAAGGCCCTCACCACCGGCGCTTCGCCGCGCTACCAGTTGCGTGGCGTGTACCCCGGCAGCCTGCAGGCCGCCATCCCCGGCGGCACCGCCAAGGACGACGGCGCCGGCAACATGGTGCTCGACACCGCCAACGTCGGCACGGTCGATTACGAGTCCGGCCGGCTCTCCGGCCAGACCATCAACGGCGGCACCTATATCCCCGCGGCCACCTGCAGCGCGGCCAGCAAGTCGATCGCGGTGGACATCACCCTGGCGTCGCAGGGCACGGTGTACGTGCAGACCTTGCCCACGCGGCCCGCACCCGGCTCGCTGATCGTCTCGTTCCGCTACCTCGGCAAGTGGTACACCCTCACCGATGCTGCGCGCGACGGTACCGTGCGCGGTGACTCCGTCGCGGCCGGCGGCGGCACGGTGGACTACACCAGCGGCGACGTCACGCTCACCCTGGGCGCCGTGCCCGACGTGGGCAGCAAGCTGATCTACAGCTGGGGCGACCCCACCAGCTTCGCGCAGCATGCCGGCGACATCACCGTCAACACGCCCAGCGTGCTGTTCCAGACCGCGCACTGGCCGATCAAGCCCGGCTCGCTCAGCCTGCAATGGGTGTCGGGCGGCGTCACCAAGAACGCCAGCGTGGCGGCCAACGGCACCATCAGCGGCGACGGCACCGGTACGGCCGTGTACCTCGACGGCACCATCGCCCTGCAGCCCGCCGCCGCGGCCTACCCGGACAGCAACGCCAAGATCACCGCCACGTACACGCAGGCGGACGGCGTGCGCTCGGCAGTCATCGGCGCCTATGCCGGCGGCACGCTCACGTTCGACCTGCCGGCCGCGGCGCTGCCGCTCAAGCCCGGCGGCTTGTCGGGGCAGGTGGCCGGCTTCTTCGGTACGCAGTCCAGCACCATGTACTGGAAAGACGACGGCGCCGGCAACATCGTCACCGCCACCGAGCTCGCGCCCAAAACGCGCAGCCTCCAGTACCCGAACAGCCAGGTGCCGGACCTGTTCCTGCCCATCATCAGCGTCAATGCCGGCACGGTGGACTACGCCACCGGCCACGTCACCATCCAGCCCGGGTCGGTGGCCTCGCGCAATTTCTACATCACCAGCGCGCGCAACGCCTACGCCTACGGCAACTGGCAGCTCAACCAGGGGCTGGGCAACTTCGTGCCCTCGCCGCTGGTGCAGTTCAGCGCCACGCGCAGCAGCGCCACGGAAACGCCGCAGATCGATGCCATCGACTACCCCGGCGTGCGCTTCATGCTCACCCAGACCGTGGTGGACGCCATCCTGCCCGGGTCCGTCTGGTTCACCTGGGGCGGCAAGACCTACATCGACCGCAACGGCCTGCTGTTCCGCGACATGGACGCGGCCAGCGGCAGCGCCACGCAAGCCGGCACCATCAACTACGCCACCGGCGAGGCCATCCTCACCAATTACGGCACCAGCACCGGCGGCCCCGTGGCGCTGCAGTCGCTGGTGACTCAGTACGGCACCATGCCCACCAGTTACGTGGTGTTCCGCACGCCCGGCGCGCCGCTGCGGCCGGCCTCGTTCTTCGTGCAGGCCGTGCGTGCCGACACCGGCGAGTCCATCAGCGCCACCAGCAACGCCAGTGGCGTCATCAGCGGCGCCTTCGTGGGCGGCACGGTCAACAACGACATGGGCTGGGCCGAGGTCAAGTTCGGCAGCTACGTGGTCGCCGCCGGCAACGAAACCCAGCCGTGGTACGACCCGAACAACGTGGTGGGCAGCAACGTCTGGAAACCCATCCTGGTCGACCCCGGCACCATCCGCTTCAACTGCGTGGTGCAGACCACGCTGCCGCTGGATGCCAACCTGCTCGGCATCGATCCCGTGCGCCTGCCGCTCACCGGCCGCGTGCCGATCTTCCGCGACGGCAACGTGGTGGTGATCCATGACGATCGCACCGTGAACCTGCCCGCCGGCTTCAAGGCCGGCGACACCTTCACCATCACCGACGCGCCGCTGTCGCAGTGCGCCCTGTCCGACGCCGCCGGCACCGCCGTCGCCATTGGCATGTACACCGTCGACATGGATACCGGCCTCATCACCGCCACCGCTACCTACAGCGCCGCCGGCCTGGTCGCCCCCATCGGCGCCCACTACACCGTCGAGGATATGCTGCTGGCCAGCAGCGTCGAACTCAGCGGCGGCATCACCCTCGGCGCGCCACTCAGCCGCGACTACCCGCAAGGCGCCAAGGTAAGCAGCGCGCTGCTGTTCGGCGACCTGCAGGCGCAGAATCCGGTGTTCTTCAGCCAGCAGACCTGGCAGGGCGTGTGGAGCGACTCGCTCAGCGGCAGCGGCACCACCGCACAGTACAACCGCACCACCTACCCGCTGCAGATCGTCAACGCGAACGCGGTGACGGAGCGGTGGGCGTTGATTTTCACCAGCACCAACGTGGGCAACATCGTCGGTGAGTCGCTCGGCCAGATCGGTGCGTTCAACATCGGTACCGACGCGGCGCCGATAAACCCCCTCACCGGGCAGCCTTATTTCACGCTCAAGGCTGGCGGCTGGGGCGCTGGCTGGGGCGTCAACAATGTTCTGCGCTTCAACACCATAGGGCCAAACGCGCCGCTTTGGATAGCGCGCACAGTGCTGCCTGGTGCGCAGACGCTTACTGACGATAATTTCCGCTTGCAAATGCGGGGCGACGTGCAATGACGACGTACGCTACGGAAGTGCTTGCCGATGGGCCAGAGTTGTATTTCCAATGCAATGAAACTGCCGGCACTTCGGTATCTGACGCTACAGGCAACGGTCATGCCGGGAGCATAAACGGTTCCTTTAATATGAATGCGCCCGGCAAGAGTGCCGCTACAGGTACCGCAATAAATTTTGCTGGTGGTCAGATTACGGTGCCAGCTTCGCCTGCATTCAAAGTTTTGGCAGATTACACCATCGAATTCATAACAAAATGGACTAACAATGACATTGTATTGCCTTTCGGTTTGTTTGATACAGCATTCCCTTATAATGGGCCGGCAGTATTCGCAAATTACTCTCAACAAGGCGTTGCGCTGACGGATGGAAGAATCACCTTCCGCGAGCGATCCGATGTTAGTTATGCGTTGGAGTTTGGTGGTGGAGCAGATGTTCACTACAACGACAATACATACAGACATTTTTGTTTCGTGCGTCGCGGCCTTGTTCTTGAAGCATGGGTGGAGGGCTCAAAGGTTGCGTTCATGACGCTTCCTGCGTTAAGCAATCAGAATAACGCCAATGTGATGTATTTCATGGGGCAGCCTTGGTCGCAGCTGGTAAAAGGTGCATTGGATGAGGCTGCCTTTTACGCAAAAGCACTCGATCCGACGCGTATCGCATTGCATGCCGCGCTTGCGCTTGATCTGCGTCGTCTTGCCGGAAATGCAAAACTGGATAATGGCAGTGCTGCATCTGTGGTGGTTGCGCGCAACTGGTCCACGCATGCACATGCTGCGCAAGCCACGCCTGCAACAAGCGGTGATTTCGAGATGTGGGTGCCTGCAGGCCAGTACGATGTGACGATCTTCGGGCCAACCGGCTACCAGCCCATTACGCACGGCCCTGTCGTTGCCTCGGCGAGTTCGTAGTATGGCGATTTATACGCCACCGACCGGTAACGCAATCGGTGTTGTGCTGTCCGCCGGATACGTTCCTCCAAATGGAACGGCACTGGTCGTGTTGCTTGGACAGCTTCCGGATACGGGCGGCAAGGGTACGTTGCGCCGCGGCATTGCTTCCCGGTTCGGGCAAGGACGTCAGCGCAGCCTGCGGCCGATGGATACGCGCTGGCAGCAGACTCTTCCGCGCGACCATCGCGATTCGTCGGCATGGTCGCGCACGTTGGCATCGTTGACCCCCACGGCTGGCGCGTGGCGGCGCAACCGCGTTGCGGATGGGTCTGCATCTGGCGATTGGTCGTTGGCGCGGCTACGCCACCGCAGTATTTATGGTCGTTTCGTGGCAACCCATGCGGTTGATCGCAGGCGTGTATCCCCCTTGGTGATGGCAACGTCGTCGCGCCCGCGGGTGTTGAGGGCCGCATGGTTGCGGGTTTTCGCAGCGGACATGGTGCACGGCCAGCTATGGCAGCGAGCATTGCCGCCATCCTTGATCTACCAGCGACCAGAATCGAGTGCCTATACGCCGCCTGATGGCATTGCAATTTCCGTAGTGCTGACTGCTGGGTATGTGTCACCGGATGCCTTCCACATAAGCGCGATCTTGACAGGCGCGCATGCCTATCCGCCCATCGTCGTGAAGCGATCCGATCCCGGATGGATCATGGTGCGTTGGGGGCAAACGAAAAACATCGATCTAGGTGACCTGGTCTCCTGGGGGCCTCATGGCCAACGCCGCCAGCCCGATCCGCCTCCAACCGATTCCGGTTGGACCGGCTCACCCAACGAGCCGCCCCCCATCCCCGTTGCCCGCAGGGTCTACATCGTCATGAACGAAGTGCAGGTTGTACGGCTGCCCGAGCGCACGCCGATCGAAGTGAACGCCGTCGACCTATCCGCCACGGTGGATGCCTGGTGCTGGTCGCTGCGCATGGAGCTGGCCAGCCCGGACCAGTGGAGCCTGCTGAAGCCGGACGGCAACGGGCCAAAGCTGGTCGAGATCACCATGAACAGCTACGTGTGGACGGCGATCATCGAGGATCGCGAAGGCATGCGTGTGCACGCCAACCGCAGCGTCACGGTGACCGGCCGCAGCCAGACGGCGCTGCTCAGTGATACCTACACCGCCGCGCGCTCGCTGGCGGTGGGCGACGCGCGCAGCGCACAGCAGCTCGCCACCCTGGAACTCACCGACCGCGCCGCACCGTTCACCATCGACTGGCGCGGGCTGGATTGGGTGGTGCCCGGCGGCAACTGGTACTACCAGGACCTGGCGCCCATGGCGGTGATCTCGCAGATCGCCGCGGCGCGTGGCGCCGTGGTGCAGAGCGCGCCGGGCGACGCGAAGCTGATCGTGCAGAGCCGTTACCCGGTGAGCCCGTGGGCGTGGACGCCGGCCGCCGCCGACGTGGCGCTGCCCATTGACTGGTGCACCGACGAAACCGTGCAGCAGCAGAGCAAGCCCATGTACGACGCGGTGATCATCGCCGGCACCCAGCAGGGCGTGCTGGCGAAGGTATCGCGGCTGGGCAGTGCGGCCAGCATCTTCGCGCAGCAGGTGGTCGACCAGCTCATCGTCACGCCCGACGTGGCCACCGAACGCGGCCGCAACGTGCTGGCCGACCGCGGCATGCAATGGCAGGTGGATCTGCAGATTCCGCTGCACGCGCCCGGCGCCGTCACCGCCGGCATGTCGGGCCTGTATGCGCCGCTGCTGCTGGTGGACGTGCAGGACCCGGCCGACCCCTACCAGGCGCAGAGCGTGGGCGTCACCATCAGCGCCCGCCGCGGCGGCGATGACGAAAAGACGCTGGAAATCTGGCAACGCGTCTCCCTCGAAAGGCACCTCAGCGATGCTCATTGACGTCTGGAAACGCTTCGAGGGCCTGCTGCCCTCGCAAACCGTCACCCTGGCCACCGTGCAGGCGATCAACACCGACGGCACCAGCACCCTCACCACGCCCGAGGGCGGCACGCTGCGAGCGCTGGGCACCAGCGTGGGCGTGGGCGCGAACGTCTACGTGCAGTTCGGCCGCATCATCGGCCCGGCGCCGAATTTGCCGGTGTACAACCTCACCGTATAAAGTTGCGACACCGAGGCAGGGAGGTTGAGCGATGAAACGATGGACGATGCTGCTGGCTGGCGCGCTGCTGGCCTTCGCCGTACACGCCGAAGACAGCGTGCGCTTCGGCAACAAGGTGGTGAGCGTGGGTGACTCGCAGGGCAAGGTGTACCAGGTGGCCGGCCAGCCGACCGATATCGTGCAGTTGCAGACGAAATACGGCGGCGCCGCCGGCTACCGGCTCGACTATGTGACCGGCCGCAAGACCGTGCAGATCTACATCCGCGGCGGCGTGGTCGACAACATCGAGGAAATCTTCAACTAGCGCGGTAGTGCCACCCCTCCGGTAAACGTGGCACAGCGTGGCGGCGAAGCTGGCGGCATGACCCAGCCAGCCCGCTGCCCGCCATGCTGATGCCGCTGCCGATCGCGCCGGCCGACGCACTCGCCTCCATTATCCGTCCAGCCCTGGCGCTGCTACCGCCGGCCTTGAGCAGCCCGCGTGCCGCCGTGCTGCTGCTCGCCATCGCGCTGCAGGAATCCGGCCTCGCGGCGCGCGAGCAGCGCGGCGGCCCGGCGCGCGGCTTGTGGCAGTTCGAGCAGGGCGGCATCGGAATGTGCACACTGTCCGGTGCGTCATGCTGGGGCGTGCTGGAGCATCCCACCACGGCACCCATGGTGCGATCGTTGTGTGCCGTGCGCGGCGTGCCGGCGACCAGCTACAGCATCCACGCCAGCGTTGCCGGCGATGACGTGCTCGCTGCTGGCATTGCCAGGCTGCTGCTGTACGCCGATGCCGCGCCGCTTCCTTGTGCCGGCGATACCGGCCCCGCCTGGGCGTACTACCTGCGCAACTGGCGGCCCGGCAAACCGCGGCCGGAAACCTGGGGGCGCAACTACACCGCCGCCCTTGCCGCCATGCAGGCCGCCGCCTGATGGATATCCAGCCTCCGCGCGATTTCAGCTGGTGGCAGCTGATGCTGTTTCCGGTGTTCGCCGCGTTCGGCGGCCTGCTTGGCTGCGTGCTGCGATCCATGGACGCCGGCACCCCGGTGAGTTTCTGGCGCACCCTGATCGAAAGCGTCGCATCGGGCTTCGTGGGCGTGATCGTGATGTTGATCTGCCAGGCCATGCACCTCAGCCCGCAATGGACAGGCGTGCTGGTGGGCGTGTTTGGCTGGCTGGGCGCGACGGCAAGCATCCGCATGTTGGAGCCACTGGTGCGGATCAAGCTGGGGGTGCCCGATAACCGGAGAGCTCCAGATGAGAATCCGTAAGCCGCAACACCCTCAGCTCTTGCTTGGTTACGCGCTGATCGGCGCCGTGATTGTGCTGGGTACCAGCACGGTCAGCTCGCAGATCCAGCACTATCAGGAACGGCGCGTGGTGGCTGCCCAGGCCAGCAAGCTGCGCAACCTCGGCGCCGCGAACGAACGCGCCACGCGCCGCATCGGCGTGCTGGAGTCGCAGAACCTCGACCAGTACACCACGCTCGCCGAACACCGCGGCGAGATCCAGCGACAAGACGCTGCCATCGAGCGTCTGAAACACCTGCGCCGCGCCGACCTCAAGGCCATCACCACCCTGCACAACACCCTGGCCGCGCACCACCTGGCGGACCAGCGCGTGCAACGCGAGCTGCAGCAGCTGGAAGCCAACAACGCCGCCGCGCGCAGCGCGATCCAGGCGACTGCCGAGAAGGGCAAGCCATGAGCAAGGCGAAAATCGTCACCGATGGCGAAGGCCGGTTCTACGGTATCAAGTTCATTTGCCCCGGCTGTGCGGCCTCGGCGCACATGCATCATGCAGGCCCGGTACTCCCCGTCCGATGGCTACCGCCAGGCATGACCGAATCACCGCATGTCGGGAACTGGCCGCACTGGGATTTCGATGGAAACCTCGAACGCCCGACGCTCGCGCCGTCCGTGCTATCGCGCTGGGATGAATGGCAAGGAGACGACGTTCCGCCGAAGCATCATGTCTGCCACAGCTTCGTGCGCGATGGCCGCATTGAATTCCTCACCGACTGCACGCACGCGCTGGCTGGCCAGACGGTTGATCTGCCCGAAATCGAGCAAGAGGAAACGCCATGATCGCCACCCTCAAGCAATACGCCGCCCTCATCCTCGCCGCGCTGGTGATGATTGCGCTGCTGGCCGGTGCGCTGGCCATCCACCACTACGGCGCCACCCGCTACGCCGACGGCCTCGCCGCCGGCCGCCAGCAGGTGCTGGACGACGATGCGCGCGCCGCCGCGCACCTGCAGCAGCAGCGCGACGCGCTCAACCAGTTCAGCGCGTTCACCGGCCTGCAACTGCAGCACACCCTGGACGCCACGCTGCCCACCATCGAGGCATCGACCCATGACACCATCGAAACTATCCGCACCGTCTACCGCGATCGCCCGGCGCCTGCTATGGCCGCTGATGCTTGTCGCCGCCCTGACGGCGTGCAGCAGCAACTCGACGCGGCCATTGCCCGCGCCAACGCCGCCGCCACCGCCGACGGTCACCTGTGACCGCACGCCGCCGACCGCCACGCTGCCGCCGCTGCCAAGCCTGAGCAACGCCGCCGGCCTCGTTGCCATGGATGAGTGGATCGCCAACGCCATCGGCATCTACACTCGCGAGATCACCATCCGCCGCGGCGAACATGCGTGCATGGACAAGCTGCGCACCGGCGGCGTGATCCAGTAGGCGAGTGGCAAACATGAGTGTCAATCGCCAGAAAGCCGCATGCAGCAAAGGAATTCGAGGACTGCAAATCCGCGTACGCCGGTTCGATTCCGACCTAGGCCTCCATTGTCT